CCGATCTGGTCGTTCATCGGCTCGCAATTTCTCTAGCGTCAGCGCCGACCACCCCTAAATCGTTGCGCCGCAAGGGATCTCACTGAGTCTCAAATAAGACTCCTGCTAAGACAGTTTAGCGGGGTTTAGTGGGCGTTAACTTAACGCTAGATCGAATTAACTCTGTGCTGGTTACGTTCGCTGAGTTTGCAGCGATCAGAGGATGCACAAAGGCAGCGGTGACACATGCGAGCAAGAGCCGCATCGCTGCTGCAGTGGTGGTGAAGGATGAGAAGAAATGGTTGGACCGTGATCTGGCGTTGGAGCTGTGGAACCGGAACACCGTCGCGAACAATGTGAGCAAGGTGAGTCGGCCTGATCCTGCTGATGCGCCACCGCCACGTGATGCGGCGGAACTGAAGCGGCGTGTGGAGGGGCTGCCGGATGATGCGATCCCTGATCTGAATGAGAGCCGTGCGCGGCGTGAGCACTATCAAGCGGAGCTAGCGAAGCTGCAGGTGACGCAGCAGCGTGGTGAGCTGGTGCCTGCTGATGAGGTGAAGAAAGAAGCGTTCAAGATGGGCCGCAGTGTGCGTGAGGCGCTGGCGAATTTGGCGGATCGTTTGAGCCACCAGCTAGCGGGTGAGGTTGACCCGGTGCGGATCCATCAGGTGCTGACGCAGGAGCACCGTGCAGCGCTGGTGGAGCTGTGTGATGAGTAACGCGTGGCGCGAGGGCTTCCTCGATGGGCTGCGACCTGAGCAGCCGTTGACGGTGAGCGAGTGGGCGGACCGGTATCGGAAGCTGAGCAGCAAGGCAAGCGCTGAGCCTGGCCCATGGCGCACGGATCGGACGCCTTACCTGCGAGAGCCGATGGATTGCCTCAGCAGCGAGAGCCCGGTGCAAAGGGTGGTGATGATGTTCGCGGCGCAGACGGGCAAGACGGAGGCGGGCAGCAACTGGCTGGGGTACGTGATCGACCATGCACCGGGGCCGATGTTGTGCGTGCAGCCGACGATCGAGATGGCGAAGCGGCTGAGCAAACAGCGGCTCGAGAGCATGATCACGGAGACGCCGGTGTTGGCGGCGAAGATCGCGCCTGCTAGGAGCCGTGACTCCGGCAACACGATGTTTAGCAAGGAGTTCAGCGGCGGAATCATGCTGATGGCCGGGGCGAACAGCGCCACCGGGCTGCGATCAGCGCCGTGCCGATATTTGTTCTGCGATGAGGTGGACGCCTTCCCTGCTGATGTGGATGGCGAGGGCGATCCGGTGAGTTTGGCGGAGCGGCGGACGACGACGTTTGCGCGGCGGAAGATTCTGCTCACCAGTACGCCGACCGTGAAGGACTTCAGTCGGATCGAGGCGGAGTATCAGCGGAGCGATCAACGGCGGTTTTATGTGCCGTGTCCCGCGTGCGGCGCGATGGAGTGGTTGAAGTGGGGCCAGCTGAAGTGGGACGACGGCCGGCCGGAGAGTGCGCGATATCAGTGCGAGCACTGCGGCGAGCGGTTCGAGGAGATGCACAAGCCGGCCATGCTGCGCGGCGGTGAGTGGCGTGCGACTGCTGCCAGCAATGGGCGCACGGCTGGGTTTCACCTGAGTGGGTTGTATTCACCGCTGGGGTGGTGCAGCTGGGAGCAGCTGGTGGATGACTTCCTGCGTGCGAAGGGCGATGCCCCTGCGTTGAAGTCATTCGTTAACACGCGGCTGGCAGAGACGTGGGAGGAGGACTACGCGGCGAAGGTGAGCGCTGACGGGCTGCTGGCCAAGCGGCTGGATTACAAGCCCGGCGTCTGCCCTGCTGGCGTGGTGCTGCTGACCGCTGGGGTAGACGTGCAGGACAACCGCTTAGCGGTGAGCGTGTGGGGCTGGGGTGCTGGTGAGACAGGCTGGCTGGTGTGGCATCAGGAGCTGATGGGCGACCCGACGCTGACGGAGGTATGGGGCCAGCTGGATCAGGTGTTGGCTACTGAGTGGGAGACGGAGGGCGGCAAACATCTGAAGGTGGCGCAGATGGCGATCGACTCTGGCGGCCACTGCACGCATGAGGTGTACCGCTACGTCCGGGACCGGGGAGCGCAGGGCGTAGTTGCGATTAAGGGCAGCAGCAGGCGCAACAGCCCGGCGGTTGGCAAGGGCACCAAACAGGATGTGAACTGGCGGGGCAAGGTGATCAAACGCGGGGTGACGCTGTACTCACTGGGCACCGACACGATCAAGACGACGCTGTTCGGCAGGCTGCGCCATAACGAGACGACGGGCGGGCTGCATTTCGGGCTTGCTGCAGACGATGAGTATTTCCGGCAGCTCACGAGTGAGCGGCAGGCGTTGCGGTATCACCGCGGCTTCCCGATTCGGGAATGGGTGAAGAAGGCAGGTGATCGAAACGAGGCGCTTGATTGCGCGGTGTATGGCTACGCAGCGATGTTGATCTATGGGCGGAAGATGAATAAGGCGACCATGTGGGAACAGTTGCGGGTGCAGTTGGAAGAGGGAAAGAAAGCGCCGCTAAGATCGAGGAAGCAACAGCCAGCACCTGCGGCTGGGCCTGGATTCGTCAGCAACTGGTAAGCCGTGAACATCCCCGCGCAAATCAGGGCAGGCGACACGATCCAGTGGCGTGATGTTGAGGCGGTTGACAACCTGGGCAATGCGGTCAGCAGCGCTGACTATGGGCTGACCTATTGGCTGCGCACCAATACAGCAAGCGAAGGCGCAGACGTGGTTGGCACCACGTATGGCACTGGGTGGCAATTCACGATTACGGCAGGCACCAGCGCAGGATTCGATGCTGGCACTTGGTACTGGCAGGCGATCGCTAGCAAGACCGGCTCAGTGATCACGCTGGGCGCGGGTCAGATCGAGGTGTTGCCGGCGCTTAGCTATGCGGGCACACCGGGCGCGTTTGATGGCCGCAGTCAAGCGCAGCAAGATCTTGAGGCTGTGCAGGCTGCGATCCGAGCAATCATCAGCGGGCAGGCCAAGCAGTACAGCATCGGCAGCCGGAGCTTTACGAAGCTGGATCTGGGTGAATTGATGGAGCGCGAAAGTAGGCTGAAGGCTGAAGTGAAACGTGAGCAGATGGCGAGCCTGATCGCTAACGGTCAAGGCAACCCCCACAATCTGTTCGTGAGGTTCTGATGGGATTGCGCACGCGGCTGTTCAAGGCGATGGGGTTTGAGCCTGTGCGGCCTCGTGCGCGGGCGTATCAAGGCGCAAGGGTGAGCCGATTAACGGCTGACTGGGTAACCAGCGGCACGAGCGCCGACAGCGAGATCAAGAGCAGCTTTAAGTCGTTGCGCAATCGTGCGCGGCAGCTTTGCCGTGACAATGACTACGCCCGGCAAGCGCTGCGCAGCATCCAGAACAATGTGATTGGCCACGGCATCAAGCACCAATCACAGGTGCGGATGCAACGCGGCGGGCGATTGGATGAGGCGATCAATGGCCAGATTCACGAGGCATGGGAGAAGTGGATGCACAAGAGCCGCTGTGATGTGAGCGGGCTATTGGGTTTCCACGATATGGAACGCCTGCTGTGCCGCAGCTTGGCGGAGAGCGGTGAAGTGTTTGTGCGGATGATCCGCCAGCCGTTCGGTGGGTCAAAGGTGCCGTTCGCGTTGCAGGTGCTCGAGGCTGACTATCTGATCGATGACGATATCCCGCAGGCCGCGGCCGGTAACACGGTGCGGATGGGCATCGAGGTGGATGGCTACCTACGGCCGCAGGCGTATCACTTCTATGCCAACCATCCGGGTGATACGTATGCAGGCAATTCGCGTACCAATGCGAAGCGCGTGCGCGTACCTGCTAATGAGTGCATACACCTTTTCCTCCCTGAGCGCCCCGGCCAGACACGAGGAGTCACTTGGTTCGCCTCGGCGCTGATGCGGCTGCACATGCTGCAGGGTTATGAGGAGGCCGAGGTGGTACGGGCTCGGGCCAGCAGTGCGCTGATGGGTTTCATCAGCAGCCCTGAGGGTGAGCTGATGGGTGACGAGATCTACGAGGGCGACCGCGTGAGCGAGTTCACGCCGGGCGTGTTCAAGTATTTGGCGCCTGGTGAGAGCGTGACGGTGCCGGACCTAAACGCACCTGATGGCCAGCTGGAACCATTCACACGCTCGATGCTGCGTGCTGTGGCGGCTGGCGTTGGTGTGTCGTTTGAGAGCATCAGCAAGAACTTCTCAGAGAGCAACTACAGCAGCAGCCGGCTGAGCCTGCTGGAGGAGCGCGACACGTACAAGGTGCTGCAGCGGTTCTTCATTGAAAACTTCCATCAGATCGTCTACGAGAACTGGCTCGAGATGGCGGTGCTGAGCGGTGCATTGAACCTGCCGGCGTATGAGACAAACCCAGACCGCTACCGCGCCAGCCGCTGGATCCCGCGCAGCTGGGAGTGGGTTGATCCACAGAAGGAAGTGAACGCATACAAGGATGCGGTGCGCTGCGGCTTCAAGACGCTTGGCCAGGTGATCAGCGAGCAGGGCGGCGATCTCGATGATGTGCTGATGGCACGTCAGGCTGAGCTGGCGATGTTGGATGAGATGGGCATCGTCGTTGACACCGATCCGAGTGAGGTGACGATCGGCGGCAATGCTCAGCCGCCGTTGTATCAGGACGCGATGCCTGCGTTTCAAGAGACGGATGCGCCGATGGAAGAGGAAGAATACGAAGAGCAATCAGTGCTCGAGGATCCCACCGAAGGGCCAGAGGACTGATGGCAACTGTTGCCGGCACTGATGTTGACCTGATGCCTACTGAAGGCATGAGGGAAGAGGCGCAGCGGTATCGGGATTGGAAAGCAGAGGGCAAGGCTGGCGGCACTGAGGTGGCCGCGGCCAGGGCGCGTCAGATCCTGAGCGGTGATGAGCTGAGCCCTGACACCGTGATCACGATGGCGGCATGGTTTGCACGCCATGAGGTTGATAAGCAGGGCGAGGGATTCAGCCCGGGAGAGGATGGCTATCCATCAGCGGGCCGCGTTGCATGGGCCGCATGGGGTGGTGATGCTGGCCAGACATGGGCCAATGAGAAGGCAGATAGAATCAAGGCATTGCAGGATAGGCAAATGGAAGAGGCGCGCCCTTATCCAAATGAACATGCAGCGCGATTGACTGATCCTG